CTTAGCTGGAGGCATATCTACTGATTCTGAGATAATACCATCAAACGCTTCGTTGATCGTATCAGCAGTTAATTGGGCAAAAGGTTTCTTTGCTAACATCTGAATGAGTAGTTTAGCATCATCAGCATCAACAGACTCCAACATTTGAATGAACAAGGACTCTTTTCTTACCTGAGTAAGGTTTTCACCCTCTTTCATTTCATTGACAAAGTATGCCAACTTACGAGCCTCACGATACAACATGCCATGCGTCTCACTATGCACTGACTCCTTGTATGGAGGTGGTGTCGCTGGAATTGAAAAACTCCATTTCTTGTCGTACATTAAGATAAGAATATTTCTCAATTCTTTACTATTGTTCTCTTTCAGATATGCGACTTGCTCAGATGTACTCTTCAATTCGCAAACTTCAGCAGTAATCTCTGCTAGTGATTTTGTAGTCATATTAAAACTCCGATATGCTTTCCATTAAGTTTCTTAGTTTATTCTTAATGAAGTAGTTTAACAATTGGCTTCTATCTTTAGGATTTTCTGCCTCGTATTCGTTGAGAATTTGATCTTTGATTCTATCAGGAACTAATTCCAAATCAATCACAGCTTTGTTTCTCATGTAGTTGCGTTTCACTTCCTCATTCATAGTATTTATATCAGAGAATTCAAGCAACCTTTTCTTGGTAATTGGTCGCTGTCTGATATTCATAACGAAAACATTATCGGCTGACAGGACATTAGGAACACCATCACCCTTATCGCCTCTAATTATATGCTCATGTAAGTAAGCCTCTGGATTAGAGTTTGAGATCCAACGCTTACGTGTGGGATCATACTGCTTTACATTTGCGTACTTCTGTAGTTGAATGTAGTCTTTGTCACCAGATAAAACAAGTATTGGATTACTACCAGTGTTTAACTGCTCACCTTCTTTGTGAACAATCGTACCAATGATATCATCTGCTTCAGCAGTTTCGATCTGGATTACTCTGTATGGAAAAAACTCTTTTAACTCATCACGAATTTTGTTGAGTGCTTGAAAGATTGCATTCCAATCTAACTCTGACTCTTCACGACCCTTTCTACGACCTGCTTTGTAGTAGGCGTATACTTGGCGTCTCCAATAGTTTTTATCATCAGCGCATATTACAAGTTCACCAAATTCTCGGTGAAACTTTTGTCTATTGAACCGCAGGGAGTTGAGTATCATATGTCTAAGCATATTCTCATCTACCTGGGCATTTTGGTGATTTCCCATTTGCATCATCATGTTGGAAATCATAACTTGGTTTAGGTCAACCAGTATCATAATATTCTCCTAGTTTGAATTAATTATCTTACTAATATAACACAAACTGATCGGTTTGTCAAGTAAATTATATAGGATCATTTTCAGATTCGTCCATCTCATCTAAAAAATCGAACAAGGCAGTCTCACAGTCCATATCACTATCAGCAAATATTCTATCTGATACACTCTGAAAGTGATACTCTTCTCCTAAAGTTCTATGTATCAATGCTCTTATTGATTCGATTAGAACCATAATGTCAAGCACTGACTCATAGTTTTCGGTAACATCATATCCTAATTCTGACATAGCAGACACTACATCATGCGCTACATCTACAGAGAACCTCTGTGCAATCTTCTTGTTTAAGATATGAACGTCTTCTTTGAGGTCAGCTATTTCTTCTGACCTCTGTTTCCGGTACTTTGAGAAATCGATAACATTCGTCATCTGATTATCTTCAAGATAACAGTATCTCTATTGATACGGGCATCTGTTGTAGATTGCTTAGTCTTCAAAGCCTTAAACTCTTTAAGTGCTTTAGACTTAGTAGCTTTGCCTATCGTCTCAATCATAGCTTCTGGCTTTCTCAGCATCTTCTTGAAGGACTCTTCTTGGTCATAGCCATGAATGGTACTACCTTTAACGAGGAATCCATCTCTTCGATCAGAGACAAGATACTTCATAACCCTTGTCTTAGTATTGAAGAGATACAATGCGTGGGCACCTACCATCTGTTCTGGCGTGACACTCGCAATCTTATATTCAAGTGATTCCTTGAGGTATAATACATTCTCGACTTGCTTACTCAGAGGAGTTGCTTTCTTAGTTCGAGGCTTACGTGTAGCTTTCTTACTAATGATAAACTTCTCACAATCAGAAATTAGTTCTGATATGAAATCGTAGAACTTCTTCTGTTCTTTGATAGTCATATGACTGTAACCTTCAACAAGATCCTCAGTCTTATCTTCAATCAACTCACGGAGTTCTTCTTTGACTCCAGCATAGTATGAGATGGTATCTCTTGCAGTCTGAGCCGCAGTATTCTGTTTACGCATCTCATCATACAAAGACCAATCCTTATCTAAATCTCCAGTGAAGAAATCATCTACACATCCTTCGATTTCGCCAATAAACTCGTTAGTCTTTTCAGCAAGTAACTCATGAGGAGTCTTACGCTTAGGAGCTTTTACTGGCTCATCGTTATCATCTAACTGAACGTTTGACTCACGGTTTACTTTACCAGTCTCTAACAGTTCTTCAACATGCTTTAGTTGAAAATCTTTACTCGACTCAGGCAGAACACATCCATTGAGTTCCATCTTACACAAGCTGGACATAGTTGAAGTGCATCTCCAAGACTCGGCAGCCTTAAAGTTCTCGACACTCTCTGGCATATTCTTTTTTATCCAAGCAAGCATCCAAGACTGATAGGCTTTCTTCTCATAGAAGTATCCATAGTGCCGCATCGTCTCTGTAATTTTCTTTTGATAATCATCAGCAGAAATACTAGACCAGTCTGTGGTCTCATATCCAATATGACCCTCTTCGAGAGATCGTTGAGTTTTGCCTCTACGAGGCAGTTTTGTTTTAGCTTTTGCCATGTGTTACTCCATCAAGTTATAACGTATATTAACACAGTACGAAATGGTTGTCAACCTTTTTTTTCAAGTTAATAGATTTAATAGAAGATCATTCCATTGGTAAGATCGTTTTTTCCAGTTATATACATCATCAATAGAACTCTTTCGATTTTCTAGTTCACGCATCATCGATGCCCTGAGTCCCTTATGATTATATATGTTAAGAGTTCCTTCTAGTTCACTTGTAAATTTGTTGGCGTGTTGGAGTCTGTCTTCATCATAGCCATACATAGACGTATTGCTCAATGAAGTCTCTGGTAATGAGCCGTAAGAAGAGTGTAGACAAAAGCAGGATGCAGACATTGCTCGTATCAAAGGAGTGTACGAGACTTCTGGATAATCTGTAGGATATGCAAATATATGACTTCTATAGTATACGCCTCTCATAAAATCATCATCACATTTTCGATACCAATCGATCTTAGTATTAGAAATCAATTCACTTTCTAGACCCTCTAAATGCGAAGGTAGCTTTCTTTTATTGCCTCTATCGGTACATACTATAAGTCTAGCATTAGGAAATTTGCGCTTTGTGAGTCTTTTAAACGAGGCTAAAACTATATCAAGTCCTTTATTCATATCTCCTGCATATAAGATATTAGTGCTTAGTCTAGGCTTTTCATGTGTGACAATAGGATCTATAGCATCTCTCATCACAATACCATTTGAATATGGTACATCTAAGAATAGATTATACATTTGCTGTTGCCAATAGTTAAAAAATACGATCAAGTCGTATCTTTTAATTTCTTCTGGATCAACTTGATCTGGCGGTAGATGAGGTATCAGTATATTGATACGCCCATCCACGACAGAGTTGAAACTAAACTTAGGCAGAATCGTCTGATTCACATCTCGTTTAATAAGACGAATGATGTGATCAGAACAATTCTCGGTTACGATGTTAGGCGGCACTGAGTAAGCTTCCAGCAGGAATGTCTACTCCGTTTACCAATTTCAAGCTATCCCACCTAAATGAGCGCCAACCGTTTGCTTCAGTATCCCAAACAGGCAAAGCGAATTCGTTTTGCTTCTTTGAGTTTGTTGGTGCATTTTCATACACGATAAAATCGTCACTTAAAGTGGCGATCATTTTACGCAGAGTACCGTCAGCCTTGATAAACTCAAGATCAACTTTACCTGCCTTCAGGCTTTCCAAGATTTCTGATTTAGTCATTATCACTTTCCTCACTTTCTTTAGTTATATATTCATTCACTTTCACAGCGAACTCCTGGTATCCACCGATATGAACTTCATCCCACATTATTTGTGGTACAGTTTTCATGCCAGGGAATTTCTTAGAGAACTCATCGAACCCAATATCATCGACTAGTATGTAGTCGTGTTTTAGTTCCATGCTCTCACATAGTTGCTTTGCTTTTAAACACCAAATACAATTTGGTGAGCCGTATATTTTAATCATAGATGTCTCCATTATCTTTATTATGTATAAGGGAACATCGAATGTGTTCAAGTTTTTGGTCACGTGTCCATTCGCTAAGATAGTCATTATCTTTATCAAAGGTATCTATGATGGTGTTTTCATCAACCACATAGTGGTCAATAATCTGCTCACCCAAATACTTCTGAGAAAACTCCTCAACTTCTTCACACGTAACGGAGTCACACGCCCACTCTGCGTCTACAGGATAAGCGGGATTTTCTTCTTGAAGTTCTTCCATAGAGACTACGTAACGCATTCTATATGTCGCTACTGTGTCAACCACAACGTACTTATCTTTAATACTCATCTTATTGTCCTCTTCACGATTTCGTCTAAGCATGTAATCATAATATCCTTCACGCATATCATTCCTTTCTACATTTTCTATAGTATACAAGGAATGGTATTATATGTCAAGTACTAAAATAAGTTTTTTATGTTTGATGCTATGATAAGGCAACAGGTTACTGCGTTGAGTAGCAGTACTACGGTTCTAATGATTGTGATTTGATCTTCCACGGGCTTGGTGTCCTCATCATTAAACGAACCTAATGCGTATTTCCAAATTTTCCACCATCTTGACATATGTTTTGCCTCACAGTAAAAATACTATCCCGTATAAAAATCCAACGTTTAATCCAATCGAACATACTAGTAGCATGTCTTTTGAAAAACTTCTTTGCTCATAGGTAACAACATAATCAACTTCTACCCTATCAGCTTCTTTCAAGTTAATTGCCTCTTATTTTCTCCCAAAGAGTTTTTTCGTCTTCAGGTTGTTGATCTTCTACCTGATCTTTAGCACTTTCAATTTGTCCGTTAGCGTCATCTAGCGCATCTTCTGATGCCTTGTAGTATCCCTGATATGCGGCTATAATAGCATCTTGTTGCTGTACATATGCACGTAGATCAGAGAAGTTTAGTCCTAAATCTTGGTACCCTTTATCCGTAATAGCAAAAAATGCGATTGATCGCCCACTTGATTTAAGTTTTGCAAGTTGCTCTTCCCAGTTCTCGGGAGTAATGATATGCCACTCAACCTCTCTGAGATTAAGTTCATCTGCACTCGGTAAAACTAATTTTGGTTTTTCTACTGGCTTTGCTGACACCTCAATCTTCTGAGGCATAGATGTACATCCACTAATCAGTAGTGACGTAACGATCAAAAAGCCAAGGACATTCGCTATTGAATGATTTGCCATTTTTTGCCTCCTTTTCTTTATCTGTTAGTTCAGCACCAGACAGTAGTTCGAAACATCTGCCTGCTTTCGTAGATGCTCCGTTAATAACTCTTTCTACTAGACCTGGCTTATTTTCTGCCAGATTGCCTAAATCATGTCTACCCAACTTATCGCTGAGTGTTCTATTTTGTCTGCGGATATCAGCAAACTCAGTATTTACTTTATTGAGTTCTTCGCTTGCTCTTTGAAAATCCACTTGTAGTTGTTCGACTGCCGCCTCGCTAGTCTGTACAGCCACTTCAAGTTTTGCATTATTCTCATTCAGTATTGCCATGCGTTCTTGAGTATCATTATAATACCAATAGAAAGCACCTGCCATAACAAAGCTTATCAATGCCATAACTCCTGCTAATTTCATTCCCATTTTACTTCTCCATCATACCACGATGTTTACATGTTGACCAGTAGAATACACTACACTTTCTTTACCTGCGGCATTGTAAGTTGTCATAAAGTAGTCAGTTGTAACTATCTTTATAGTGCCGTCAGCTAAATGCTGAACTCTCTCTACCGTTCTCTTTTGTTCGTACTCAGCCCTTGACAGTCGCTCTGTCTTTGTTATCAGCTCCCCGGTCAGGTCGCTTATTATCGGTTGAACTTCCATGTTCGTTTTGCTTCCTGTTGAAAATAGCATCATAGCCAGCAGAAAACTTTTTCTGATCAGTATTCCTCTGCCGACTGCCTTTACCACCGTGCCAGTTACTCATTAGGAAAACCTTCATACCATTCATTAATTGTTGACACTATTACATCCCGAAAATCTTCTTTATCTAAAGCCCAGACTACAATCGAGTCGCTATCTGGTGCTATGTTTTTAATAGTTATGTTACTGTTATTTAGCGTACAAGGCATTACACGCTTCTCTCCAGTATCAATTTTTGTAAAATCTATCGTTACTACGCCCTTCTTAAGGCTTTCGATTAGAGTTGCCATTAGGTTTGGTATATGCTCCATTTACTTGTAAATTTACTCCGTACGACAAGATACAAGCAATCTCGCCAGGAGCTATAAACACCTGAGACCAGGTGCCTGATACAGGATTGACTGCTATCAACAGTCCTCCCGCTATAGGTCTTTCATCTACTTCTATCCAACTGTTACCCTGCATAAAGGGCACTTGTCCGTAAGTGCTTCCTAGATATTCTGCCATATCTCTTAGAGGTAAACATTGACCTGTAAAGTCAAAGGGCATTAGTTCTACTGTTTCATCTGTTGCTTCTGCAGGTACTGTACAGAGAACTACTAAGGCTAGTGCTAATAAATACTTCATAAGCTTTCCTTTCATGCTTATACTTATAAATCTAGTCCCACAGGTTCTCATAATATTTACCAAATAGTCTAAATCCATTAGACATTCTTTTTTGATGTGCTTTCATTCCTTCACTATCAAACCACTCAAACTCGCCTAACTCATTTTTCTTTTCGATATACGGACCGTAGTATTCGTCTTGCCAATCATCTTTAACTTTTTGATGAAAAGCCCATATCATCTCATCTAAAGCCCAGTCCCATCTATCGAACCAGTAAGCATCAGTGTCATAATGATTTTCTTTTGGCGGGGCATTTGTAGAACGTAATTTTTCAGGCACATCTTCGTCATCAACATTTGGTGCGCCATGTGTGGTGTCTTTGAGTTGCACCAGCATTGGATGTACTATTAGAGCCAGAGTAGAATCCATACTCCAAGTATCAAAAGGCTCTATCTCAACTTTCTCAGCTCGGTTCTTCCGATACGGTCCTATTCGAACTCTCATCAGATTTTTCCTTCTTGACCAATTCTTCGAATCTATCTGCCATGTCTTTCCACGGGTCTTTGCCAACCCAGTGTTCATAGCCTCTTAATATACTTATAATTTTACTGTCAGTCATCTAATTTTCCAAATACGCTAGGCGCTAGTCGTTGCGCTTCTTCCATATGATAGTCACTGGGGTAGTGCTTCAAGCACCGATACGCTTCTTTACGCACGGCACTTGGCACTCTTGGAGTCTTTTTAGAATCCATCAAATCTATTAAAAACAGTTCAGTGTTCTTTATAGCCCAGTTTCTTTCAAATGGCATTGTCACAAGACTGCCTTAATATGATCGATGTGTACGATAGCGGCTTTCTCACCATTCACTGTAATAGGCATTGATTCTTTCCAATCTAGATAGACTTCAGTACCAACACTAAGTTCTGGATGAGCGACTGCTACTGCAACACTTGCGCTTAATACGACAGCAGGCTTTACAGCCTTATCGATATCTTTTGTTAAAATAATACCACCAGCAGATTTTGATTCCTGCTTTGCTTCTGTCACAAGCACGTTTTTATGCAACATTCTCATAAAACATAATCCTCAGTTTCGGATTCCCACCAGCGGACAATATTAAAGAAACCTAAAGATATGATATCTCCATAGTCCTCATCTAGTCTGTCTGCTTCAGCGGCAATCTCTTCTATTTGATCACGGGTCAGTTCAGTTACTTCTTCGACACCGTAGTGTTCGAAGACGATACCTTCAGCCCATTCAGTTACTTCACTCTCAACCCAGTCCATCATTTTATGGGCACGATGAACTCTGAATCCTACTTCTACTTCTTCGCTCATTTCTTTCTCCACTCTTGGATCCACTTAGCACCATCACGTTCAGCATCAATGAAGACACCGTTAGTAATAGCGATAGGAATTAGAATAGATACATGAACCCAGATACTTGTTACGATATCGTATCCCATGAATCCCATGTGATACATTACAACCATACCAAAGAATGCGCTCCACATGATAAACAGTACAAGCATAAAGTATGTCTGCATAACGGGATCTGGAATAAAACGTAAAGGATTATACTTCACATTCATTATCAATCGCCAACAGTCTACAGCAAATACGATACTTCTTTTCATAAAATTATTCATTAGAACCTTCCACTTTCTGAATGATCCAGTGACCATTCTTTTCACTAAACTCAAGTTCGTCACCGCCG